TAGCTCCGTGGAATCACGAGGTTGTACTTGCGTTGCTCGTACTCCCAGTACACCCCGTTGTTCGTGAGGTCATCAGCGACCTTGCCTTCAAGGCCAGAACGAAACCCGTCAGCTTGGCGTTTGCCGTACTTGTGGAATCGCTTGGCCATTACATCAGAAGTCGGGATCTTCGGACGTGATAGTAGCAAGTTCTTTCAGATTCGGTTTGGATTGCTTGAACCCAACTTGCTTACTGAACACAGCAGTCACATCAACAGGACCACTGTCTCGGCCAGTGCGAGTCACAGCTTCCACAACTTGGACAGCTTTGGGACACAGGCGAAGACCACCACGAGTGGACTTACGAGGGTGGAACATCGGTTCAACAGACACGATGACCTTGGTGCCCTCCATCAGCACAAGATCCTCAGCAAGAGGCTGAAGTTCGCTGTCTACTGCCGGGAACGGGAACTCACCGTAGTTGAGCTTGGCGCACATCTTGATGTCAGCTGAACCGTCAGCGTTCATCTCAAAGGGAGCATCAAAGAAGCTCTTCTTGCCAGTCTCAGAGCGATACCAATCGCAAGCTTTGTCGTACTCCTTGGAGAGCTCATCGATGATCTCACTTGCGTCTTCTACGCGAATTCTGAGACGGTAATCAACGGGCTCACCGGCATAGGTGGGCGTCTCATAAAAGCTGTTGACCCAGCCAACAATTGAACCAGTGATCTGCATTTGGTTGAAACCGGAGGTAACCCCTCAGAAGGTAATGAGGTTCACACCAAGGGCATACAGCCTTGTGACAGCTAATAAAGTGGTTCTTAACGACCAACTCAACAACCAACTTCACTACCCTTTTAAAGTTCTTTATTAAAGAGTTCTTAGAGGGTTGTTCTTTTGTTGTTCCTAAAGGACCCGTTAATGACCGTTCAAAAGATCTCTAAAGAGGATCAACAAAGAATTGTCACAGATGCTGATGCAACTGATGATGACTTCTTCGATCCCGAGCATTTCTACCTACACTCTGAACCTGAGTTCTGGCCACCCAACAATGATCAATGAGATTGATGAGACTCTGTGTATCCCCACAGACCTGATTGTTGAGGAATATGACTACGCTCGTGTTGAGTACAAGGGTTCCTTTCGGGACTCAGAACGAGACTTCTGGGATGGGTACATGACGGCCATCGAGAAGCTATGCTCCGATGTCGTGATGGATCTCAATGAGCAATAGAGAGCGTATCGCCCTCGAGCTGTTCTACATCACAACAAACGCCTTCATCATCGCTGGTGTTATCAGGCACTGGCACAACTAACAACAATGAACATCACTCTTGAACAAATGACGGCACTGCGTAGTGCTGTTGACCTTCTGACCGGTGCCTACACCCCTGAATATGCTGAAGAGGTTTTGGGTGACTACAGGTTTGGTGAGGCTCGTGGTGATCTAGCTCAGAGCTTGTATCCCATCTTGGATCGTATTGAGCGTCAGCACGTTGACAAAACTGAGCTGTACGCAAAAGCTTTCGCCATGGCTCTGCCTAAGTAGTGGCTACTCAATACACAGAGGAGGAGCTTGACGCTATGTGCGATCAGGCTCTTCGTACTGAGATCATCAAGGCTTGTTCCTGTGCGTATTGGGAGAACGAGAGGTTCAGTAACTCTCTGATCGATGCTCCTGAGCGCCTACAAGCTGTGTTTGATGTCCTTTTGGGGTACACCAGGATGTTTGGGGTCGAAGAGGTCTTAGAGAGGCTTAGAGAGCCTACTCAGGATCCTCATACAGAGGCTCAAACTCTCCGTTCTCATTAAACAGCCAGCACTCACTGTCTCTGATCTTTTGGTAATCAGCTTCAAGCAAATCAGCAAACGCACCTACCAATGATTGGCACATCCCTGCTTCTAGCACTGCTTTGTGTAGTTGGCTCTGAGCCTCGGCAACAGCGACAACTGATTCCAGTGGAGTATCTTCTTCCTCTTCGTTCTCTAGAAAATCAAGAGCGTTATTGGCACGAACCTGAAGCACCCTCATCCGTGCCATCAACAACGGAATGTACTGACTGGCCACTTGCTTGAGTGGACCGTAGAACTTTTCTTTGGCGTTTGTAGCGGCCATACTGGCGTTACACAGCTTAAAAACAATATACTCAGCTTTACTAACCCGCTCGGGTTCGGCTGTCCGCTCGGGTTCAACTGCAGGCGTCGCGTGATAGTAGATGTGATAGTAACTAATACAAATGTACTAATAGTACAGATGTACTACTGATAATGAGAATCATTCTCAACAGTACAAACGTACTAGTAATAGTGATAATAAGAATTATTCTCAATTACCAATAGATATAAAGAAAGCCCCCAGAGTTGAGGGCTGTTCTTATCAGTTATGAGCTCGCCAATCAGCAAGGGCAAACAATATACAGGGAATTGCAAAGCTGATTAACAGCTGCACCCAACGTTTAATTATCTGCATTTGCTCTCTCTTGCATCATCTGATATACATCGTCGCAGTAGTGATCAGCTATATCATCCCAATCAACTTCACCTAGAAATGATTGGATCATGTCGGCAATAAATAAATTATCTGTTGTGCCTAGTTCTATTCGTTCGTAAGTACACTCTTCTACTGTTGTTTCTATGTAACTGGCTATATATTCTTTGATCTCATCACGATCCATAAAATCTAGATTCCCTTCCTCTACATCATCAGTAAAATCAAAGCCGTCAAAATGTAGATTCGTTAGCCAGGTTTCGTAATTAGTCCAGCCGTTGTATTTTGTATCAGTCATCAGAAGAATCCTCCTTGTTGTCGGTGTAGTAGGTGCTGAGAGTTTCGAGCACTTCGGCTAATTGTTTGATCTCACAAGATGTGAGGGATTCTTTAGGCGTTCGTCTGCCAATCTCATTGACCACAAAGTTACGCACAAGGTTGATCATCTCGTGCTTAGTAATTGTTGTGATCTCCACCATTGAATCGTCATCAAAGAACAGTGTCAGTTCTTTATGCTCTGCACAGTAGTAGAGGTGAGAGATTGAACCTTTCAGGACGTGATTAGTTGTCAAGTTCATTGGTCGAAGCGGTAACAAAGGATTGCAGAGAGAACAAACAGCAGAGACAGCCAAAGATTGCTTGTGCTCGCTGCTAGAACGCAGGACAAACCCGCAAGGATTAACAGCATCAGTAGAGCATCCCCGCTTCAATCTCTTTGTTGTTCTGATCGACACAGCGATAGCCCAAGGCTGTAAAGGTGTTCAGGTCCTGAGGCAACAGCGTCTTGGTCTTAGCCAAAGCGATCAGAAGGACTGCCCGCTGGTCAGCAGCAGCCGGATAAGCCCTCACACGGCCGTAGCTGGTTTCAACTACGAACCGGAGGCGCGTAAGACGTTTCATTGGGTGTTGGGTCGAAAGGGTCGCCAGAGCTTTCTTAGCCCTGACAGCGCCAAGGTAGCCCCTAGCCCTGACAAGGCCAAGGAGTGTTACAGGGAATTTACATAAAGGTTTGTGAAGGGCTCTCAGAGGGTCCTAGAAGGTCCTAGAAGGCCCCTCTGGTTGGGTTCACGGTCGCGCGTATATAAACTCATAACGAGTCCGCCTAAGACCCTCTGAGACGCCACTGAGAGCCTTATGCGAAGTCATAACGACTACGACTTAGCTTTTATAGAATCCGCGAGACCCCAGGCGGGGGTAGATGCCGGGGCCTAAGCGTTAACTAGTGCTCAAAAATCCGAAACAAAAACTTTTGGGTAATAAAAAAAAATTATTTACGACTCCTATTAGCCCCTTTTGACCTTATAGAAAGGTTACTGAGCCTGTTATCACGAGGATTTCCGTTCTTGTGATCTACGTCCTTACCAGCAACGCTGTAGCCCGCTTTCTTCATCTTCCTGCGGGCCTTATTACGGCTACTACGGTTCTCCCGTTGCTCCTTAGAGCCGTGGTAGTTATCGTATTCCTTCCGGTAGTTGCGAGCCATCTACGAGCCAGCCAAGAGCTTTACCTACTGTAGGGAACTCTTTACAGAAAATCTCTTTGCACTGAAGAGCAATGTGTTGATGTTCTAGTTGAGTACCGTTAGCAGCTCTCAGATCGATGTAGTGAATCCAGCTTCTCAGAGTTCCAGACATATACAGCCGAGTCTTAGTAGCAAGAGGAAGAACATCCCTTGCTGATTCCTTAGCTACCCCAGAGCTCACCATTTCTCTGTAGAGGTCTTGGGACTCCTCAAAAAGCTGATTGATCCTCCTGTAGAAGATCTGAGTCTTCTGAGGATCCAGATCATCAATACTGTTTTGTCTGTTCTTGGTGTCTTGCCTTCTGAGGTGAGGGGTAGTTGCTCCTCCTAGCTCTTTGACATCTGCGTATCTCTGGGAGAACTCTTGGAACGAGAAGCTTCTGTGCCTAAGGATCTGAGCAGCAATAGACCGAGTGGTGTTGACTTCTAGTACCAGATGCACCATCTCAAAGGGAGACCAATGACGGTGCTTGATGAGGTAGTTGATCAGTCTCTCGTTGTTGAGGTTGGAGGACTGATTAACTGGGTTACTAACCCTTGCCATATAGACAAGGAGGTTCTCTGCGTCTGGTGTTCTAGTAACCAGCTTGCAAGTCATTGAGAGTCTTTAAGAGTCTTAGAGAGTTTAAAGGACTTAAGGGTCCTTAAGGACCAACTCAACAACCAACCTTCAAACCTTTTAAAACTCTTTAATAAAGAGATTATAACAAGCGTATGCACCCTGGTGTGGCGTAGACGGTTTTAAAAGTGGTCTTTTGTTGAGAGCCCTCTAGAAGCCCCTAGAAGGCCCCTGTAACCCCTTTTAGGTATCTAACCAGTTAGCACCCCCTACAGAGGCCGTAGAAGCCCTCTGAAGGTCCTCTAACGAGCTTGCGTAACCCATAACGTCTATGGACAAGCCACCTTCACCTTGGATGAACTTTCTTTCGAGTTCCCACTGTTCTGCTGCTCGAGCTGCCATAGCGTTACGTTCCGTTTGAGCCATGGACTCCGTAAAGTACTGGACAGCCATAGCAAGGGCATCTAGGCGGTCATCATGCCTCAAGGAATTTTTCTCTTTAGTAATACGGGTCAGCTGAAAGAAGAGCTGGTACTGACTTCGAGTTTCAGTTGGATAGCACTCAGTGGTGGCGAGATCCTGAGTGATTACGTCGATGTCAACCATGAGCC